GTAGCCAATCAAATTGAAACAGGAAAGCTGTCTTTCGGGCCATTGAGTAACGTTATTAATTCAACTCGAAACACTTTAGGAATAAGTAGCGAGGAAAGTAAAAACTTTGCGTCATTTAAATCTACATTGGAAAAATTACGCAATGACTCATTGCGATTAAATACGGGCGTACAAACTGATGGTGACGCGCAGCGTGCATGGAATGAGTTATTCCAAAACATTAATGACACTGGATTAGTGAAACAGCGATTGCAAGAGATTACTGCAATCAACAAAAGAGCAGAAGAATTGCAGAAATTAAAAGTTGATCAAATACGAGGAAACTACAACGCTGCACCAATGGATTTTAATAGTATCAAAAGCACGACTAGCGGAAGCACTTCCAAAGTTCCTATGAAAGGTCAGGTTATGGATGGTTATAAATTCAAAGGTGGAAACCCTGCTGATCCTAATTCATGGGAGAAAATGTAATGGCTGCGCCTTGGGAAAAATATCAGGCGGCTCCTGCTTCCGCGCCTTGGGAAAAGTTTAAATCTCAAACAGAAGCTACACCACAAGAAACGACACTAGCGCAAGACATTAAGCAAGGTGCGGGTAATCTGTTAGCTGGCGGCATTCGTGGCGCTGGCAGCATTGGCGCGACTATCCTGAGTCCTATTGATGCTTTGGCGCGTGCTGTTGGCGTTGAAAACTCAGTGATCGGGCGAAAAGATAGACGGCAAGCGATGGATCAAGCGTTACAGACTATGGGCGCTGATCCTGAGTCTTTGCTGTACAAAGGTGGCAAACTAGGTGCTGAAATTGCGGGTACGGCTGGCGCTGGCGGTGCGGTTGCTAATACAATCGGGCGCGTTGCTCCTGCTTTGGCTAATGCTCCAGTTTTACAAGCAATCAGAACTAGCGGAATGACTGCGGGTGGCTTGCAAGGTGCTAAAGGTTTGGCGACTCGTGCGCTAGGTGGTGGCATTACTGGTGGTATATCGGCTGGCATGATTGACCCTGAAACGGCTGGTACTGGTGCGGCTTTTGGTGCTGCTTTGCCTCCTGTCGCGATTGGACTTGGCAAAGCTGGAACAGCTATTCGTCAAGGTTTAGGCGGTGCTAGTCAGCAAAACGAATTAGCAAAAAAAGCCATTAATGAATACGGAATTCCTTTAGGCATAGCAGACACAACGTCTAGCAAAGCAGTTAAAGCAACTCGTTCTGTGTTGAATGATGCGCCATTAATCGGTGGTGTCGGTGCGCGTCAGAACGAAGCCAAGCAAGAAGCGTTTAACAAGGCAGTAGGCGCAACGTTTGGAGCGGCAGAGAAGAAACTTACACCAGAAGTAGTAGATCAAGCTAAACAGCGCATGGGTGCTGAATTTGATCGAATTTGGAACAATAACGTCTTGCCAGTTGACCAAACATTAGTTAGCAAGATGATGCAGTTAGAAAAGCAAGCGGCTAAACTTCCACAGAACGAAGGTGCAAGCCTTAATGCTGAATTGCGCGACTTATACAGCAAAATGACTCCTGATGCCAATGGTGGATTAGTAATTGACGGTGCAACGGCTAATAAGTTTCAATCGTATTTGCGCAGACGTGCAGAGGGTTCATCTGGCTTAAAAAATGAGCTTGGTGATTTACGTCAGAACATTATTTCAGCGTTTAACCGCGGCATTTCACCAGAAGATGCTGCTGCTTTAACTATGAACCGATCGCAATACAAAGCATTCAAAACGGTAGAGCCATTGCTGAATAAAGGTGAAGTCGGTGTTGCTGGTCGTGATGCTGGCGACATTCCCGCGGCATTGCTTCCAAGTGCGGTTGCTAAGTCATATCAAAATGCAGCGGGCACGCCATTGGCTGATTTGTCAAAGATTGGCTCTAAATTCTTGGTTGATCGAGTTCCGCAAACTGGCGGCAGTACAAGAGCAATGATTCAAAACTCAGCATTAGGAACTGCATTGTCGATGGGTGCGATGACTAATCCAATGTCCCTGTTTGCGGTTCCTGCGGCTTTTGGTGCCAATGCTGCACTTGGCAATCCTGCATTAGCAAGACGCATGATTAACGCGCAAGGCGGTTTATTAAGCATTCCTCAAGGATTGCAGCAACTAGGCTACCAAGCTGCACCGGTTGCGCTTAGTCGTTAGAACCTTTGAAAAAACCGTAAATAAAAGCTAAAATGCCTAAAGCAATTCGCTTGTATAGTTGAAAATCAGTGTATTCCATTTTTTACCCGAAAGGAAAGCTATGAAAAACTTCAAAATTGGTGGCAATGGCCCAAAAAAGCCACCTTATGAGCCAGAACCAACATCACGCAAAAAGCCTAGTAAAAAGAAATGATTACGCGGCTAAAATTGGCGGCAATCTTGGTAATATTTGAGATTGCCTCCTATTTAACGTTAAGTATAGCGCCAGAAAACGATGTTTATTACATTGTTGCTGGTGCTTTTTCATTCCTCATCATTCCTGTAATCGCAAAAGTTGGAAGTGATCAGTTAGTAATCGACTTGCTGAAATTGGCATTGTTTGTGCTTGTATTTCAGTTCATTGGTTTGCTAATTTATCATTTCAGATTAGAGGTTCAAGTATATAATTGGGCAATACATATACTTTTAGCTGCTCAATTTTTAAGATTGTTACTTGTGAGGAAAAACGATGGAGTGGAGCAGAATAATAATCTCTTGCATCTTCTTTGTCGCTTTGATCTTAAAAGGAGTGGCAATCTATGTTAAAAAGCGTGGCGAAACTAGGCGAAGACTCAACAGTGAGAGAAATCGTTCACGAGGTAGCGAGTAGGGCGGTTGATTCTAAAGCTGTTGCGGCATCGGTAGCAGCGGGGACAGCAGCATTAGGCTTGTCCGATATGCAGTCTTACGCACAGCTATTTGCGACTATCGCAGCAGGTATCTTATCTGTCGTACTTGTCGTGAAGCATGGATATGACGTTTATCGCGCTTGGAAGGCTGGCAAAGATGAAGAAGCCAAAACTGATTAGCAACTGGAAGAAGACAGCTAAATACGCTTGGTCGCTTCGATTAATGGCGCTTAGTGGCATTTGTTCGGTTGGTGAGATACTTATCGCTTATTACCCCGATGCGCTGCCTCGTGGCGCTATGGCTGGCTTATCTGGTTCGTTTGCGCTTGGCGGCATCATTGCGCGGTTTTACTCACAAAGGAATATGAGCGATGACGATTAAACGATCTCATGTAGCTGGATTGGCTCTATCTGCTTCTGCTTTAGTTGGATTGATTGCGCATGAGGGCTACACCGACAAGGCTGTAGTTCCTGTTAAAGGCGACCGCCCTACAGTTGGGTTCGGCTCTACATTCAAAGAAGACGGAACACCGGTTAAGATGGGCGACACCATCACGCCACAAAAAGCGATTGCTCGAACTTTGGCACATATTCAAAAAGACGAAAGCAAGCTAAAGCAATGCGTAACAGCGCCATTGTCACAAGCTGAATACGATTTAATGATTGACTTCGCCTATCAGTATGGAACCGGCACGCTATGTCAATCGGCAATCGTTAAATCAGCTAATGCCGGGGACTACTTGGCTAGCTGTAAGGGCTATTTGCTATATAAGAAAGTTGCCGGCTATGACTGCTCTACACCGGGTAACCGGCGCTGTCCCGGAGTATGGACTAGAAGCCAAGAACGCTACAAAACCTGTATGGCGGCACAATGATAGGCGAAAAAGGATTAGCAATAGCAATGATTTCTAGCATATTGATGGGTGCTGCTGGATCATGGTACGTGCAAGGCTTGCGCATCGACAAGCTAAAAGCAGATCACAGCCTAGAAATCCAAAAGATCAAAAACATGGGCGAGATCGTACAAGCTAAATCAAATCAAATTACCGTTACCCAAGAAAAAGCGAAAGAGGTTGCCGATGTCGATTACAAAGAAGATTTTGCTCGTCTTAATGCTGAGCTTAAGCGGTTGCGCAACGAACGTTCCCGTACCAGTTACACTCCCCCCGCCCCCGCCAATTCCAGCCGCCCTGACCTCGCCTGTTTCGACAGAGCAGAGTTTGACTTCGCGTTACAACATCTTATTGGAGGAGTTCCGACTCTTACTGAAGAAGGCGACCAGAACACCGCCCGATTAGTATCGGGCATGAAGTGGGCGCATTCTTTGCAAGACCGCTGATTATTTTTTACGGTCAGACTTCCAAACCCAATAAAACAAACTGAGAAGCCCGACCGATACAAATAGTGCTATTGCGGTCAATATCCAATCTAGCATGTAAGTAAATATGTGCATTATTCATCCTTTGTAGGTTCTTGATACGGCTCAGGAATAACGTGAAGCGGAATCACTTTATGTCCTGCTGCAATCCATTTATCGCATTCTTCTTTACTTCCCACCAGTTTTTATCTGGGTCAATCTGCCTGTGTTTTCCTGCATACCACCCCTCGCGCTTATTGCGGCTCACTAAATATCTTGCGTTAGTCATAACTCGATCTCTTTACCCATTTCCCATTTTTAAATTCGTGAGTGGCAAAGGCTGAATTTCTCCGATGGCGTTTTTCAAAATGGCATCGACCAGTATATCCACCTTCTCTTGCGTTGCGGCTTACTAGATAGCGTTGGTTAGTCATGATTGACCTCGTTATGGCTTGCGTATGCTGTCCACTGTGGAATCAATCCAACTTTCACTTCAATGACGTGCTTGAGCCAATACTTGCCTTCTTCGTTAATGAATCCTGCATCATCAATGACGATTCTCGGTACTGGCAGAAATGCGAACCTGCTTCGCCATTCAAAATAATCCTTTTGCAGCGTAAATCTTTCTGATATTGGCTCACTAATAGTACGCTTGCAAACTTTGCAGTCGCGGTGATAAAAGCCGTTGTAGACCCATCCGCGAGAAATGAACATGTGACGCAAAATACACTCACAAAACCATTGTCGAAATCGTTCAAATAATGGTGCTTTCATGGCTTATCTCCCTCTGGCGCTGGTGGTAGTGGCATCCAGCAAACTAAATTGTAAAGATGTACCCCATCTTCTGACTCAAACCATCCGTACTCAGATGAATATTTAGTTAGAGTTGGAATTGTTGAATGTTTTCCCCAAGATAAAAATAACATTCCGTCTTTTGGAGCAGATTCTATTGATAAGTGCCTGCTCTCGGTCTGCTGTGCCTGTGACTCGAAATACTTAGCTACATCAATATGCCAAGCAATTAATTTATTTAATTCTGCTTTGGCTTCTTCACGAGTAATCCCATCTTTTGCAATGCCTAAATGAGCATTTACAAGTTCATCGTCGATTGCTTGCTGCCATGCGTTTGGCTGCTGTGCCTGTGATGCTAGAGCTGCTCTGGCAATTTCACGCGCTGTTCCAATGCTCATTTCTTCGCTGCGGCTTCTTGGGTATGCTGCAATTCTCTCTAGGGCTTCTCTCACATTATTCATTGCTGCTCCTTATGCTTGTAAATTTGCATGCTTCATTATTCGTGTAATTCAATCTTAAATCTCTCGCCAAAAAATAGCGAATTTATTTGCTCGAAGTGTTGTATTTATGCGGCATCGGAATTTTACCGATCTTACTAAGCGCGGAGTTCCACCTTGACGCTTGCCCCGACTAGGAACCGCTTACTTGTAATTTACTTGTAATTTACGTGTCAGCATACAGATTTAAAATTGCCGCCATTTGGGTAAATTTCTTGGCATCGAACTCTTTGATCACGTAAAGCTTGCGGCATTTGATATGCGCCAACCATGCGAGATTTTCTAGTTTCAATTGCTGCGGCTCGATCTTGCTTTTCTTTGCGTACCTCATCGGACATATACCACCACATGCGCTTATTCCCGTTGGTCTCGTTTTCGATTTCCGAACCAAGCGCGGTTAGCGTCATCGTCATTGTTGAAGTTGTTACTCCAAACAGTTTTGCTAAATAATCTGAACGATATTTTTTGTCCGCGTTCGACTTTAGAAAGTCTAGTAAATCGTCTTGTCTCATTGCTTCACCTATGCAAAAGTCATTCGTTTAAACAGATTGCGCGTGATTTCCACGTCATGTTTGCAATACTCGGCAACTTCAATGATTTTTCCAGCTTCGACCATTGGCCATACCATTGAGCCGTCAATATCGCCTTTACTTTCAAGACCGCATGCCTTTGTGATTTTGTTCAAACTACCTCCGCGAGTACCTCCCCACTTTTGCATGGTGTCATAGACTGAATCATCCCAAGGACGCGCATTAAATGGAATCATTGGCGAAGGCTTGACGTTTAAAACTACGTGGCGACGGAACAAGAATTGCAAGTCAAACTCGATAAGATTGTGACCTATAAAACGTGGTCGCTCATTTGGCCGTGACGCGCAAATTTCATCAATGATTTGCGAGAATGATGATAGCAAAAACAATTCATCTTCCATATTACCGATACCGCGAATGTGCAATTCTTGCGTAGGTTCATCATCAATAGCAAAACCAATAACACAAATATGCCCTAAGCCACCATCAAACGACGTTTTACGCCATGCTTCATCGGCTGCTAATACTGCGGCTTCTGCGCCTTTAACCTCTACCCACTTGGCGAGCATTGAATCTTTGCTGGTGAACTTGATTTCGTCTTTGTCCGTAATACCAAGATCAATCGCGGCTTGCTCTTTTGTTAGAGTAGATGGCGCTTTAATGTTTTCTTGCGCTGATTTCAAAAATTCAGCTTTCACGCATGGGTTTTGTGAAGGGATAGTTTCGAGGTCTAAATAGATGTTTATCATGTGTTTAGCGGGATTTCTCCCGCTCTCCGTTATGTGTTAGAAACCAATGTCGTCAAAAAATGCCGGCACATCGCTTGCACTATTTGCTTGAGTTTTTGCAGACGATCCACCTTTAAGCGGCTTATCTTGTAAGCTTGCAATAGCAACTGCCAATTTTTCAGGAGTAGTTTTCTGATCTAGAACTTCCGATGCTGTAAATTCGTTCTTATCAAAAACGGTGTACAGTTCTAAGCGCCATCCAGTTTCGCCAGTTTTTGCGCCATCTTTCATTTTTTCGTATTCGGTATTGCGCAAAACTAAACCGATAGGCTTATTCATTAAATCGGCAAATACTTCTGCTTCAACTTTTTCTGTTTTCTTTGTGTCGTAGTCATAACGATCAACAATTGCCTTTGATGGCGACATTGTTTTTACTCGTAAGCAGGTCATGATTGCCATCACATGCTTAAACGAAGGTAACTCTTCGCCTTTATCGTTTAAAGTCCAAAGGTCAAACTTTGTAGTTCGTTTGCTTTCGTCTTCAAAAGTAAAGCCGATGCCTTTTGTTCCTTTTTTGCTTAGCAAAGCTTCGGCACGTGTGAATGTGCCTTTATACTTGCCGCTGTCTTTTAAAAAACTGCTGATGTTGTCCGCATCACGTGCGGCTGATGTGTTTAAGTTATACATGATTTTCCTTGGTTAGTAGTACGCTTGGATTGCATCGTCAACGGCTTTTAAGTCGTTTTCTATATGCTCGGTTTCAAATAGCCCAATCGGGCTTTTCACGGTGTCACTGCCGTTATTTTGTGTGGTGAAGATGTATTTGCCATTAATGACAGCGGTACGTAAAACAATCGTTACCATGCCTTCGATCGTAATCTTCTCGTCTAACATCTTACCAATGGTCTTGGCTTTCACTTTTCCAATATCGTTCGTTTCAGTGTGAGCCAAGATATACACGCGAACATCATCAGGCAAATTAGCTGCTGCGTTCAAAATGTCCCACGCATGGCGACCTATTTCTGTGAACTTGGTAAATCCAGTTTCTGAGCTTCTGCGCATGTACTCGTTAGCTAAGATGTACTGGAAGTCATCTAGCACGATAATTTTGCGTTTGGTCTTGTTCATTGCCGCAATGATTGCATCGCTTTGATCTGTGACTAGGATATTGCCTGTTGGCTCATCTTTGCAGAGATATTTCCATTCTTTAGAACGGAACGGAAGAGGTTTTTTGATTGACTGAATCAGCAAAGTTTCTGCTGGTATCATGTTGCGAAGGCTGGCAGATTTGCCCGTTCCCGACTCGCCTAAAATCATTGTTGCTTTCGACATTTTGGTTTCCTTGGTTGTGTGCTTGATAGTATTCAATTTGTTGGCTTGCCGTTCCATCTTCGATATCGCCAACTAAACTATCGAAAATGTGTGATTTAAGTTTCACTTGAATACCTTTCTAAATATCCGTTTAACGCAAAACTTAGCGTCAATCATTAAGCATAGTGTGCGCTGTTTTAATGTCATGATCAACATCTTCTATGTCTAATGCACCAATAAACAACACTATTGCTAACATGATTAAACCTAGTCCAATTTTCTCTAGTCGGCTCATTTTAGATACGCCTCCAAACGTGCAATGCGCTTTTCAAATTTCATCTTTTCGCACTCTTCATTTTCAATTGTTGCTTCTGCCATTAACAAATCGTGCTTGGCTTTCTGCAAGTCGTCTCGCGCAATCACTCGCGGATCGGTTACAGGGCAAATCATCCTAAACCATTTATAAAAGCGTCCCATGCTATCTCCTTATTTTTTACAACGTGAAATTTTCTTTTTATTAATGCTTGCAATCCATTCTTTCCTTGCCAAGTATTGCAATTGTTTAATGTGGCTTAATGTTTTATTTTGAAACTCACATTGTTTTTGGTGCATTTTTATCTCCAGTTAATTTATAAAGCCAAGAACAGCACCAACTGGCGCAACAAAAATTCCAACAATTTTTACAATAAACTTTGCTGTTATTTCGCCACCCCACATTTGAACAATTTGATAAATGTTCATTACCCAGCCAATTAAAAAAACTATTGCAATAGCAAGGTAAAAATAAAGAAAATTTGATTTCATTTGATTCTCCAAGTTTATAAAGTGAGAAGGAACCGCTAAACCTTCTCAGAGTTGCTTTGCTAGAACGTTCTAGCATTGCGCGGTATTTCCCAAGTCCGATAAAGCACGGTATCCCTTCTGCAACACTACCGATTGAGTTTTGCCAGTCGCTAACACTTGGCAATCTTGGTTATCAAGTCGCTTTCCGCGAATAGCTTCTGTACAGTATGACGCCCACTAGACCGTGCAACTTGCGACTTGATGTAGCTACTTTAATTCAAGTCGAATCAATTTGCAACAACTATTTAAAATAAATTTGCAAATTTGTTGTTTTACGTTATACTTCAATTACTCCAACAACTTTGAAAGAAATTATATGACACCTCAACAATTAGTAGATCACTTCGGCAGCCCAACCAAAGCAGCGGCAGCAATTGATGTTACATCGCAGACTGTTTTAAACTGGCTTGAAAAAGGCGTGATTCCGATGAATGCTCAGAAAGCCATTTCTTACGACACGCGTGGAAAATTAAAACCAGATCAGTTGACAAAATGAATGACCAAGAACTATTAATTTATGCGGCTAAAGCGATTAATCTTAAATGGCTTAGCTATCATCATAGTAAAGGGCTTTGCTGTCGTGATGATAAATATGGCGGGTTGATTGAATACTATTGGAACCCATTAGAAAACGATGCCGATGCTTTTCAATTGATGGTGACGTTATCAAAACGCGATGGTGGTGTTGCATTGATGCTAAATAGTCGATTTAACTCAACAAATTTTGCTCAATGTTATACAGATGGCGAAACTATTGTTCCAATGGAGTGGATGCAAGATGACCCTTATGCAGCTACTAGACGCGCAATTGTTGGAGTAGCAGCAGAAATAGGAAAGGGAATGTAATGGAAAGCAAATTAAAAGCTCAGGCAATGGATAGCGTAGGCGAACTCCCAGCTGGATATTTACATCTCACTACCGCGCCAATTAAGCAAGAGCCTGAATTAACGGATTGGATTAGCGGGGATTTTAAGCCTACGATTGATGGTGTTTATCAGCGAAAATATGATGATGGCACAGAATTAGAAGAAATTTATTTTTGCAAGTTTGAGAATGGTCGTTGGTTTTCATTACAAGAAAATATTGAAGACGCTGATGCTGAATATGTAAATTCAGTATTGCCAAATCTCCCTTGGCGCGGCTTGTCCTCCAATCCTAATGAGGCTTATACGTGATTAGCAAGAAGTGCAAAATTTGCCGCAAGCCTAACAGACCATTCAAAAACACGTGTTCAATTGAATGTGAGGCTGAACTTGGCTTAAAACTTCTGGAAAAGCGCAAACGTGCCGAAGCTAAGAATGTTCGCGCTATCGACAAAGAGCGCGCAGAGAAGCTTAAAAGTCGTTCTGATTGGATTAAGGAAGCAAAGAAAGCAATGCACGATTATGTGCGCGCGCGCGATGCTGGCAAGCAGTGCATATCTTGCACCACTAGATTGCCGATTAAAACAAAGTTAGGCGGTGGCTTCGATGCTGGTCACTGGCGCAGTGTCGGAAGTGCAAAGCATTTAGAGTTCGATGAGCGTAATATACACGGGCAATGCAAGCATTGTAATAACTACTTGGCAGGTAACGCAGTCGAATACCGTCATGGTCTTATAGCGCGTTTTGGTGTGGAATTTGTCGAAAGTTTGGAGTGTGACAATCAATCTAGAAAACTAACGATTGACGATTTTAAGCAAATCAAAGAGAAGTACAAACGTAAATTAAAGGAGATTGAAAAATGAAAGTATCAAAAATTTTAGCAAGCTTGTGTTTGTCGTTATTTGCGATTGCTGCCAGTGCGCAAGACATTACACTAAATAGTTCCAGCGGTAACAATTCAATTGCACTAAAAACTTGTGCGCATAACGCTGGCGCATTTTGTTCACTGATTTACAACGGCAAGCAGTTTTTAGACGACAAAGACCACGGGAGACAATTGCAAAGTGCGTTATCGCTTGATGGTTTGGGTGAGTATTTTAACCCGACTGAGGCTGGCAGTTTCCACGATGGATTTAATCCTTCGCCAAGTTCGAGCAAAATAATCACTATGGGAAAAATTGGCGATAACACGCTGATTGCACACACACAAATGGCGTACTGGTACAAAGTCAACGGCGTTGCTCTTTCAAATCATCGACTTTTAAAAATGGTTCAAGTTGGCTATGACGGTTTTTTTAACATCATTGAATACACGACAATATTTCAATTACCTTCGGACGAGGTGCATACTTCGGCGACCTTTGAAGTATTAACAGGCTACATGCATAAGAGTTTCGATAACTTCTATTATTTAGACCCTGCAAATAATTTGCAATGGCTTTCACCTACACCAGAAGGCGAACAGAAATATCCTATTATGTTCGCAACGTCTGATAATTTATATGCAGTCGGTATTTTTTCGCCTGACAGCCCGCAGCCAACATATCCAGAAGCAGGTTACGGACGCTGGAAGTTCCCCGATGTGGTGAAGTGGAACAACGTGTATCGAATCAGCAATCCATCCGGCATGTACACGTTCAAATCATACGTGGTCATTGGTGACTATCACATGGTTAAAGCTGGATTGATTTACCTTAAAAACAAATTCAAAAAATGATCGCATAAAAACAACAGTTACTTGACTGCGGATAAAATTTAATTTAGAGTAGCGACATTGCATTAACCGATGGGGATCGGGCAATAAAAAGATTGGAAAGCCTGTTTTGTAAGTGGCTTTTCCAGCTTTACTTTTACCAATCTTGGTAAGTTGGAATTCCCCAGCCACTTACAAAGCAGGTTTTTTTTCGTCTAAAGGAAAATTATGAATTACGAAGAGTTTTTAAAATCAAAGACTCACAGCACAGGAAACTACGGTTTTGATCCCGTTTGGATGCCTGATTGTGCGTTTGATTTTCAGGAACACATTATTACAAAAGCTGTGCGCAAGGGTCGTATCGGTATGTTTGCTGATACCGGTCTTGGTAAAACTTTGATGCAAGTAGCGATCGCTGAGAACATTATTCGTCAAACAAACAAGCGGGTTCTTATCCTTACTCCTTTGGCTGTGGCGTTTCAATTTATCGACGAAGCTACACGTATTGGTGTTGATGACATTGCCCATAGCAAAGCTGGCGAAATAACAAAAAAGATTACTGTTTGCAATTACGAGCGTTTGCACTTGCTTAATCCCGATGACTTTGTTTGTGTCATGTTGGACGAATCGAGCATATTAAAAAACTTTGCTGGAAAAACTCGCGATCAGATCGTGGCTTTCATTAAACGGGTACCGTATCGTTTCTTGAGTACGGCAACACCTAGCCCTAATGATTTTATCGAGTTAGGGAACAGTTCGGAAGCTTTGGGTTACATGGGTTACATGGACATGCTGACTAAGTTCTTCAAATCAAATCAGAACACGGCCGACAGTAATAATAGAAACATTGGCGAAAAGTTTTATTTAAAGCCACATGCTGAGCGAGATTTCTTTGCATGGGTTAATCAGTGGTCAATCATGGTTAAAAAACCTTCTGACATAGGTTTTGATGATTCTGGTTATGGATTGCCTGCTTTGCACGTTAAAAAGCACATGGTACAAAATCAAAAAACGTGGGTGATTGACGGGCAATCTTCATTGTTTGCGATGCCTGCAAAGAGCATGACCGAAGTACGCGAAGAACAAAAGCTAACCGTCACAGAGCGATGCGAACGAGCTGCACAACTGGCAGAAGGTAAAACTTCGGTGTATTGGTGCAATCTTAACGAAGAAAGTTCTTTACTCGCTTCTCTTGATTCTGATGCCGTCGAGATTATCGGTGGTATGTCTATCGAAAAGAAAGAGGAAATACTTGTTGCTTTTGCGCGTGGTGAAATTAAACGGTTAATCACTAAAGCCAAAATGACTTCGATGGGGTTGAACTGGCAGCATTGCAATCACACAGTATTTTTTCCAACATGGAGTTACGAACAATATTACCAAGCCATTCGACGATTCTGGCGCTTTGGCCAAAAACGAGAAGTAACTTGCGACATGGTTATTAGCGAAGGTCAGGAACGTGTTTTAGAAGCTCTCGAGCAGAAAACACAAAAGGCCATTGAGTTATACGGCAATTTAGTAGCGGCAACAAACAGAGAATTTTCTCATCATACAAAAGACTTTAATCAAATCGTAAAATTACCGGAGTTCTTAAAATGAAAACAAAAGACCAAATTATTAAGCCTGAATACGCTATCTACAATTCTGATTGCATGGAAGTATTGCCAACATTACCGGACAACTCAGTAGATTTGTCTGTGTATTCACCTCCTTTTGCTGGTCTTTACAATTACAGCTCGAGTGAACGCGACTTTTCAAACTGCGAAAGCAAAGAGCAATTTTTGGAGCAATACGATTTTCTTGTTGCGCAAATTGCGCGAGTAACTAAACCGGGTCGAATCACGGCCGTACATTGCACAGACGTATTTGATAACTCATGCCGTTTATGGGATTTCCCGAACGAGATCATTCGTATTCATGAAAAGCACGGTTTTCAATATCGCAACCGTATTACCGTTTGGAAAGAGCCTTTAAAAGTTCGTATGCGTACAATGGTTAAAAGTCTAATGCACAAATTGATCGTTGAAGATTCTACTCAGTGTTTTACGGCTATGCCTGATTACGTTTTGATCTTGACAAAGAAAGGTGACAATGCGGTACCAGTCACTCACCCAGAAGGATTAAAACGCTATTTTGGCGAAACGCCAATTTTGCCTAACATCTTGCGAGCGTTTAACAATGCCAATGAAACCAAGTTCAACGAAGAAGAACTTTGGGAATATTTGAAGGCTAATTTTGCAGACCACAAAGACCCGAAGAGTAACAAGCTATCGCACTATATCTGGCAGCGTTACGCTTCTAGCGTATGGGACGATATTCGTATTGATAACGTATTGCCATTCCGTGATAGCCGCGAAGAGGACGACGAGAAGCACGTACATCCTTTGCAGCTGGACGTAATTGACCGTATCGTTGAAATGTACAGCAACGAAGGCGAAGTGGTTCTAACTCCATTCATGGGAGTTGGTAGCGAGGTTTATAGCCCTGTTTCTATGGGTCGCAAGGCTATCGGTATCGAGCTAAAAGACAGCTATTTCAAACAAGCAAAGATCAATTTGGAACATGCCGCAAAGCGTTTTGAAACTGGCCAGGTATTCAAGCAAGAATCATTGCTGTCTGATTTAGACGATTATAGCGATGACGCAGCTTAGATGCGTAATATGTAACCGCCCACTGGATAAAGCCGAGTTCTTTATAGGCGGTTATCCGGTGGGTTCAACGTGCGCAAAGAATCGCGGGTTAGGTAGTTCTAGCCCGATTCGCGGCAAGATTGACGTGGTGCGCAACGATCAACCAGATTTATTTGATGGGGTAAATGATGACGAGGAAAAGAGTTCTAACAGTTGAACAGGTACGAGCTTTGAGACGTGACTATAAACAAGGCGTGAAGGGTTCCGGATATAAAGACACTGCAAAGAAACACGGGCTTCCTGAGTCGACTGTGAGAGATTGCGTAAATTACTACACTTACACGAGCGTAAAATGACCACACAACTAGCAGAACTAGAAAAGTATTTTCGGCGCAACAGTCGTTTAACGCAGCACCAAGCAACGATCGAACTCGGCATAATGCGGTTGTCTGAGCGTATTCGGGAATTGGAAGCGCAAGGATGGGTGTTTTTGCACAACATGATCGAGGTTCCAACTCGGTACACAAAGGCGCGGGTTTGCCAATATGTGCTTTTGCAACGTCCAAAAAAGCGTTGATTTTTAGCTGTATCGGTTTATAATTAAGGTATTGGCTTGGCGGCTGATCTTAAATCACAGTGAGGAGTTCTAAGCATCGAGCAGGGTTTTATTGTGTCCCTGTCCGCCAATCCGTCAAAGGGTCGATGCTTAGAACTCCTTTTTTTTCGACTTCGAAAAATGAAAGGGTAATGAAATGGCAAATCCATGGTTTAGATTGTGGACGGATATGATAAACGATCCGAAGTGGCGCACGATTGCGAAGAAGTCTAATCAGCGAATTGGCGACGTTATTTCTGTGTATATGCACATGATGACAGCGGCATCGAACGCAACCGAACGCGGACGAACGCAAGGGTGGAGTGACGAGGACGTAGCGACCGCACTTGATTTAGAAACGTCTGATGTTACGGCAATACGCGATGCAATGCAGGGTAGAGTTCTTGATGGTGACTATTTAACCGGATGGGAAAAGAGACAGCCAAAGCGAGAAGATGACTCTGCTGAAAGGGCTAAAAAGCATCGTGAAGCACAGAAAGAAAACGCATTGCAAACGCAACCGAACGCAACCGAACGCAAAAATACGCTAGATAAGATAAGAGGAGATAAAGAAGAGAGTAAAGAACCTTTGTCGAGCAAGCCCGACCTTATCGCTGTTTTACAATACTTGAACGAAAAGACTAATCGAGACTTTCAGCCAGTTCCTGCGAATCTAAAATTGATCGAAGCGCGATTGAAAGAAGGTGCGACTGTTGAAAAGTGTAAGCAGGTCATTGATGTAAAAGTTACAGAATGGCTAAATGACAAAAAGATGGTTGAATACTTGCGGCCTTCGACTTTGTTCAATGCGACAAATTTTGCTCAGTATGTTGGGCAGTTGCCAAAAAATGCACAATCTAAACGCGAGTGGCAAGAGGGCGAGCGCAACGGTGATTTGATTTATGAAA